TCGTATCGTCCCCTGGCCTGACCCGTGCCTTCCCGCAGTAGGTCTCCTGAATCTTCCGCCCTTTGTTCCCAGATTTCTTGCGGAGCTAAAGTCCGTTGTAATCTTTGCTCAGTAGGTACGCCTATACCGGTATCTGTAGGCACCGGCGAAGGCGGTACCTCTCCCGGCATAGGCGCTGTTGTTGGCATTCCCGTATATCTACCCGTTGCATACTGTGTTTCAAATTGTTGATACGGAACACCTTGTGTAACCGCCGTGTTACCGAGTATTGCTTTTCTCGCGTTCACTCCACTTTGTTGTAATATTCTAGAAGCGTTACCCGTAGAAGTTTGCAAGATATTCATTACGTCGGTTTCACCACGTTTAATAAGATCTTTACTTTCCCGAATACTATCTCGAAATGCATCCATTGCAGGCGTCATTCGCTCTAATATTTCTCCGCGTGCTTGACCGGTTGCTTGTTGCATCATCATTTGAGCTTGAGTCAATCCTTTAGCTTGTGAACGTGCCGCACCCCTTGCTGCACTACTCTGAATTGCCGCCCCGCCTATTGTTGCTACTGCCATTACTGCTGCCGCTGGCATGGTTCACCCCCACTATATCTTCTTTCGTTAATGAATATATTTCTTGATCACACATCTTCCCATTCTTCATGTATGAATTACGAATTACTCCGCAATATTGAAAACCAACATCTTGCGCATGTTTTGCAACATTTGTGTGCGCTGTGGGAACATAAGCCATTAGTACATTTATGTTTGGTATCATATCAAATGCCCATCTGACAACATATTGCGAACTCTTAAGCGAATACTTCTTCCGATATTGTGGAAGTATTCTTGCATGTATCTCATGAAGTATTGCACCACGTGCCTGTATTTGATATAGTCCTATTATCTTTTCATCAATGAACGTTCCTATCCAATACTCCTTTATAATATCCGGTATTACAAAGTATGCGCTATCCTCGTATATTTCTTCTGTTATTGTTCTATCTTGAAGAAATATAGAAACGGTCATGTAATCTGTTATTCTCTTTACATGCAATCTAACTATATCAGTATCCATCCTAAAGTCCTATCCCCGCCTACATCTGCAAACTTCTTTATGTACTTTATGTTTCCCGCTGTTCCGGTATCATCCATATACTCCTGACCTTGATTTGCTTCTACCACGCCTTCTGGTGAACCAGTACCAATTATAAGCCCGCGCTGTTGAACTTCTAATACAAAAGTTCGAAACTGAAATTCCATTACTCGATTTTCTTGAATAATGGGTTTTGTCGGATCTATTATCTTTATAGTATTCCTCACGTCGCATCTACCTCAAGCTTTATTACCACGGGTTTTACCGGATCGCTCATTCTAAATTTAAGGATAGCAAAACGTGGTACTCTGCCATTCTTCCGCCATATTGCGCGTTTCCAATATTCGCCTACCTTTCCCATACTTCTATTTCTTTCGTAACCGAAGACTTTAGCATCTTCGCTGATAGCAAGGCTTACCTGTGGTTCAATTACTTCATTGTCTCCCACTCCCGACTCCATAGTCAACTCTATCCAGGGAAGTCTTATTCTTTGACCTAAATTTGAAAGTGGTTGACAAGAAAACACTCGGATAATATCGTTTTCATACTCCTGATATATATCTTCGTCAAGAATACCTATACGTCCGTCAATCGCATCACCTACAAGCGTGTACCCGTACCCGGTAACGAGTGAGTTTACACGCCATCTTGTTTGATCAATATCGTTTGTCTCTTCATCCGGTATACCGCTCTTTTGTTCGTGCCATAGACCTGTAGTCATATTGTAGACAAATGCGCGATCAATGAAAACAAACGCAACATAGAACTGACCTTTAGAAGCCCATGCCATTGAAAATGCACTATTTAACACAGCTTGTGAATAATCATGAAGCACTGAATCTATTACTCGCGTGCTTATCTTCCGATAACCACCACCCTGATAGCTCCATATTGCCGCTTTTTCATTCTTCCCGCCGCCTATCATAAAAAACTGTTGATTAGTGGAAATAAGAGAGAATGGAGCGTAGCAACCCTTATCCAAGAAGATATTGTTTCTTTGAAAAGGGAAACCCGCTCCGCCTATGTTCTGAAACCCCTCTGTCGTTTCGCTACCAAGTATAAATATCTGGTTGTTATGGACAACCGGAGCTACAATAGTATCGGGATCTGACTCCGCGCTTCCGAAATCAAGTGCATCCCATGCAAGGCCGTTATTGAGATTCGATATTATCCATTTCTTTGTATCCGTACTACACGCGAAGTAACCGTCAATGAAGACTACTATTTGCGGATTACCATTCGCTAAAAAATCCGGATCTGTTATTTCCTGAAATTCACTTCCTATATCATCTTCATCATATATGTAACCACTTCCGCCAGGGACTAGAATCATAAGCTGTGTACCGTTATCAGCCATTGAAACGCGAGTGCTTCCTGAGACCGTTCCAAGTGGAGTAGAAGTAAAAGTTTCTACGCCTTCGGGAGACACAGACCTATCAAGCCTATAAAACAAAGTACCATTTACAAAGTAAGGAATATTGTTTTTCACATGAAAACCGCGATTGACGTCAGCTACGCCACCACCTGTGTCAGTGATTAATTGAATACCGGCTGAACCTAATAGTTGCCTTTGTGATAAAGAAGGGAATTCAGATAAGACCGGTATCCAATTAATGCACTCCTGATTCGCTATTGGTAAACTTGGTAGTACATAAAAACCATTTGATATTGGTACTTCTAAACGTGGCATTATTCCATTCTCGCTATCATTTGTATTACATTAAAATCAACCGTTCCAGTATTGTTTTCTACCCAAAATTCAACATAATCATTCGTTACTAAATCCAGACCCCATATTAAGCTTATGTTCCCTGGACTTCCCGCTTGAAATACACGTTGTATACCACTTGCAGTTTCTTGTACTCCGTTCTTATATATGTATACTGTATAATCATGTGTACTACTAGCTGCATCAGCTGTAAGCGTAGCTTGAACATTAATATGACTTCCAGGTCCAGTATAAGTAAACCTACCACTACTATTGATAGTAAAACGATATTCTTCTTGTGCTACCCATGCCGCCCCGATTACTACAGGAGTATTTGCTGCTGCTATAACAACCGTAGTTCCTGCATTATTTGCAAGTGCTGAGTTTCTACTGTTCGGAACATCACTACTTTGGAAGATTTCCCACAAGTTATCGAAAGGAGAGATGTTATTAAGCGGAAAAGTAGTTCCAAATTGTGTACATCTTACAAAAACTCCTAACCCGTCAATATTTATGTTTGCTGAATTTGCCAGACCATTAACAATATAACCAGTAGTATTAACAATAAAAAAACAATTCTCCCATATAAATCTATCAAAAGTCGCTCCGGTTATATCGAGAAAATCATTTGCCCCGGTAAGCATTGTTGCACCTACCACTTGCCAAAAGAATATATTAAAATTACCGGTTACAGTAAGACCATCTGTAGTAACACTTCTAAAGTTTGCATTCCATAGAAATACTATTTGCATATTATCTATCGTTCCAATAATATCACAATAAATATTTGTAATATACATCCTAAAAAGATGTGTTCCCGTAGTCGAAGATATATTCCACAAAGTCCCGTTCGGACATGAAAAGGAACAATCTCTTAACTTAAAACTAACATCTAAAGCAGTAAACATCACAGCGCTTCCGGTATATTCGAGTGTAACGACCGTTCCGTCAGCACCGCTTACAACTGTGTTTTCTCCCATAGCGTATCTATTACCGGAAGATATATCGTTTTGAATCCGGTATTCTGTATCACCTTCTAAAGTAATAACACCACCTACAGGTGTGGGAAAATCATCAATGGTAAATACTTGCACTGTTTTCGTGCTTGTCACTTCGCCGCTTGTAGCAATTTGAATCGTGCCGCCACTCCCGCCGACAGTGATACCAGTACCCGCTTCAATGCTACGTATCTCAGGACTCGGAGAAGTTTCATTGATCATAACAGGGACGCCTTCCTTATTCACAGTGAAGTTATGATCTATTTGAACTCCATCTTGAGCACTTACAGAAGCAACAATACCACTACCACCTAAAATGTTACGTATATAATTAACTCCGGCATCTACATCTAAAACCGGTATGGCTGTTGTCTCTCCTTGCGGTTGTAAAGGCCCGGATACTCCGAAGTCACTTATTAAATTAGGTTGACTTATTTTAAAGTTTTGACCGTTACGAACTATATCAAAGTAATCTACAGAAGAAGTTGAATCAACTTCTATAAAATCACTTTTTCTTATATCTTTTGGTACGTATACAGTAGTCATGATTGACCTTCCGTATCCTCTTCTAACGCAATACTGCCGCCAGTCTCAGTGAGTATTGTACTTTCTTGCTCTGGGTAAAATGTGTTATCAGTCCAAGAAGGATCAGTATTCCCGCTACCTCTAGGCAATGTAGACGGATAGAAAGAACGTGTTATACTTGTAGATAGATCAACTATCGCTGTCCATCCTTCCCGTGCTTTTTGAACCAATGCAACACTTACTTGCACATCGTATTTCGGAGCGAGATAAACAGCCAAGTTCGCTTTAATCCCCATGATTGCACCACGTGGGACTGTTACCGTATCCCCCATGTTCGATACGATCGTGTAACCTATATCAACGCCTTTGGTTTGCCACATCGTAAGCATATCATTCATTGCCCGTATTGCTGCATTCGCTTCAGCTTGTGGAACACTACTTTCTTCAGCTTGAACTACCAATTCTTCCAAAGCATCAATAACGATTTCATTGACTTTAACTGTCATTTTTTGCCTCGATAAATTCTTTTATCTTCTTTATTGCATTCTTTTTAATAGTGGAAAGATTACCTTTCAATAAGATCTTCTTTCCCACTACCTTCTTTAAATATTCATTTACTTCTTTTCTGTCTTCGAGTTCGTCAACGCATTGGACATGCCATTGAAGCGAGCCCGGTTTACCGCTACCTTTGTCGGGATGCTGCTTTACTTCTATTTCAACTTCTTCTTTCTTTTCTACTTTCCTGATCTTTTCTTCCGCACCCATAGCTTTAAAAAAATCTACTTCTTTTACATCTACTATTACCTTTGCATAAGTCCCATCGTTTCTATTAAAATATAATGTTGTTAAACTCATTACTACACTTCTTTCCTTATGAATAGGGATATAACGAGTATATCCCCTTAATTTATTAATAGCCAAAACCTTTACCTGCATAGAACGGATTGAGACACGCAAAGGCAGGTAATAGGTCAAATCTTATCTTTTGTTCGTTTTTATCCCCGTCAGAGTACTTGGAACAGCGGATTGAAAGTCCGTCGCTCGTAACGGCAATCGTATCAGTACTATACAACTTAGGTAGCTTCACATACGCTATGGCAAAGGCTTCTTTGTGGTAGAAAAGTGCAGGTTGATAAATACCGTCAGCCGCTCCAAGTACATCAATTACATCCCCTGTTACCGGAGCTGCATTAATAGTATTATACTGAGTACTTGCTTCATAAATAGCTGGTCCACTTACAACTATATTACCCTCGCCAGAAGCACCTAAAGTTACGTCAGCTACTACAGAAGCGCGGAAAGGAACAAAGTTTCCACTTCCATCGAAAATTGGTTGCCTTGTCTTCTGGTGAATATAACTTCTCGCAAGTGCCCCGGTACCGCTAAATTCTACTATATCTCCTCTTTTTATAGTAGCATTCGCGCCAAAAGCAGTTACCGGTAAAGTCTGTCTCATAGTATCTTTGTGAGTAAGGTATGTTACATCAGGATCACCGCTTAATGTTCCTGACCTGTCACTCGCGTCACTTGAAGTCCACGTACTTAAGCTATTTGAGCTAATCGCTCGAAGACCTGCAAACATCGGAGCGCTGATCTGAGCAAGTTCCCATGCAGTTTGAACCAACCGAGATGGGTCTGCACTGAGACCGGTTTGAGCACTTGCAAGGTTCTGAACTGTAAAGGGATTCATAACGGAATATATCTCGCCCATCGGAACGCCGATAGATTTCATCAGACTCATTTGAGCAGCAACATCGCTCCATGCATCAATCGCAGTTCCCGGTGTTCCCGTGGAAAGACCTGCATTTGTAATCATGAAGTCACAGAAGCTTGTTTCAAGTTCAGTTATACATTCTTCAGCTGCCGGTCGGAGTATTTCTTCGAGTTGATCGAGTTCTAACGCTTCCTCTTTATTTGTCCACTCAATCGCAACTGTAATATAATTCTGAACTTGCGCGGTCGCTTTACCTGCGATGATATCATTCGGACTTAATGCGCTAATATCACCGGTCGCAGTCCGAGAAGACTTGTACTGGTGAGGCCTTTTTATGTCAACATAGTCACCGGAACTTGGATTGAACTTTCCTTGGAATGTTTGAGTATTAACTGTTTTCGTAAGTACTCTTTGCTTTTCAATCGCAATGATGAAAGCGCGAAGTACTTTCCTGGTAATATTACTGGTTAGGTCATTGGCCATAACTCACCTCTTATTCGAGTTTAACACCTTTCAAGAATGGGGAGACCTTTTCAGTGGCACCTTTACCACTTGGTATATCGAGAGGTTCGGGAGTTTCGGGAGTGCTGTTTTGCTTCGGAAGCACTTTGCTTGTAATGTAAGAAGCCGCGCTAATCGCGTCCATCTTTCCAATTGCTTCCAAGTCTGCAATGTTAGAAGCCAACGCTTTGATAGTACCGGCACCTTTTTCAAGAATGAAACGACTCAAAGAAGGATCTTTTACGAATAGACTAACTGTTCTATCCGCTTCGAGCATATCATCTTTAGTCATGCCTATCTTTTCGGCATCGCTATAGACCTTATTCACAAGCTTTACCAATTCCTGTTGATTCTGCTCTTCTTGTTTCTTTAACTGAGCCTCTTTCGACTCCCTTTGAAAGTCAAGCTTAGATTCTTCTATAGCGTTTTGCTTTATAATCGCTTCCCGTTCCTTAAGCGCTTGCTCGAAATTATCGTCAAGCGGATCAGGTAACGCAGGCACTTCTTTTATGGGTACGTTATTGATACTATTTTCTAACGATTTTATTCTTTCTTCTAACTCTTGCGCTCGTTTCTCCGCTTCCTCTCGTTTTTGTTTCTCTTCATATCTTTGAAAAGTGATTTTATCAATTCGTTTCTGAACTGCCTCTTGATTGATTGGAGAATCTTCCTGTGCCTCAGTCTCTTGAGATTCCACCTTCTCTTCTTGCTCAGTTTCTCCGAAATCAATTGCCAGTTCCGTTCTTTCCTCTTTTACTTCTGTTTGTTCCTGGTTTTGATTCTCAGTAGAATTGTTTTGTTCCGTAGTCATACGTATTACTTCCTTTCCGGCTTATAGTCCCGTAGACTTACCCGTTTTACGGTGAGTTATTGTTCTTTAATACTTTGATTTACTTCTCTAACCTGTTCTTGAAATGTGTCTATCAGACCGGGAGTTACAACGGCATCCGCTCCGATAACATCTTTCAGTATCTTAAGCGTTTCCGCTTGCACTTTGATTTGGTCGGTTACCGCCTGTAAAGCAGCAATCGAATTCTTTTGATTCTCCTGCCCTACCTTTATATCATTTTGTTGTTTTTTTACAAGTTCTTTTATCTGATCGAGTTGAATTTTTTGTTGAGCAATCTCTGTTTTTAACTGAACTTCCTGTTGACGTGCTTGCGCCTTTACCATTTCAGCTTGCGCAGCAATCGTCATTGCATCGGGTTGTTTAGGTTGCTGTGCTTGCGCTTGGAGCATCTGCTTTTCTTCTTCCGTAAGTTGATTAGGCGGTATTACTCCACTTTGTACCATTTGCATACGTTTTCTTTCCGCTATTTGATCTATACCGGGCGAACTTATGTTACTAAGGAGTATATCACTACCGATTTGAAGTATACTTGGATCAATAGCAGCAATCTCGGAGAGAACTGTGACAGTTTCTTGCTGCTTAGTTGAGAATGCAGGCCCCATAGTGCACGTTACATCATAGTTACCTTGTTTTAAGTCATTAAGTATAACTATTTGCTGTGTTTGCTGATCGAAAACAGGGAAGTTAACCCGCACCTTATCCGTGGTTCTATCTTGATTTACCACTAATAACTCTTGCTCAATATCGTATACTTTAGGAATTGCTTTGATTAACACTCTACATGTATGCGCCATTGCAGTTTCCATTGCGAGAATAAACTTCTTTTTCGGGTTGTCACTCTTACTTTGAAGCAAATCGATAGCATAACCACTCCTTTGGGGCGGTGCCGTGCCTCTAGCTTCATCGAAAACTCCCGAAGTACGTTGTATAAAGTTCTGAGTACTCGCGGAAACTTCCACTAAACCGGGGTTACTTTGTGGTGCGCCCTGATAAGCTGGTGGTGGATGACCTTCAACGTGGTCATAGAACTGAACTGGCTCAGTATTCGTGTTCATAGTTCGTAATGACTTCCTAACTTCGGGATCGTTCGCTTGTGACTTTGTCATCCAAGTCTTTCCGCGCGGTGCGAGTGCACCTTCTTCGATCTTCCGAGACTCAGCATAGTTTAACACTCGCTGTGCGTCCATAAGCTTTTCCACTATTCCCCAATATGTAACTTTACCTTCACTGATTTTAAAGTTCGCATATATCGGGATAACGGGAAGATAGCAAAACACGGTCTCTTTACTGTCGCTTAACCAGTCACTCCCATCAAAGATCTTTTGATATACAACTTCATAAGGACGTTTTCTTGTCTTCACTATTGTTATACCTGCTTGCGAAAGTTCATCTTTAACTTTATCGAAATTTTCATCTATTACAAACACTCGACCGTCTGACATAAGTGCAAGCTCTCTCATTTCTTCCTTTTTATAGAGATACTCTCCGATAATAACTTCATGAGGTTTTTTATACGGGTACACTTGCGTTCGTATATCGCTACCTACACTTACTCCCGTACCTTGCGGATATTTCTTTTTGTATGCTTTATAAGTCATCGAAGAAAGTATCCAACAATGATCGGCATCACTCATATCCTGTTCTTGTGCGTTTGGATCAAACCAAAGGCTATCTTGAACGTTTGGTACTCGCTTAATCATAAGATCTTGCTGAAAACTATCGCCATCTCGATAGTCTGCAATCACTCGCCAAGCGCTCATACCCGTTCCCACCATAACCCGGCAAGCGGCATCATAAATAAGGCGTGCTTTTGAAATTGTTTCTACTCTTCTTATAATGCCCTCGTATGCTTCGGCCGTTTCTTTTTCTCCGCCTAGATCCGTAGGTAGTACTTTAATATCAAAGCCTAACTTTCCGATCTCTCCCATAATATCGTCCACTATGGGGTTACACTCATCGAAAGAAAACCGTGGCTTCTCGGAAAACTTCGCAATCACTTCCGGGTCCCACATCCCATCACGCTTATTCAAGAAGTGGTCTGCTTCTCGCATCTTCTCTCGGTTATCATGTTCTGTAGTTTGTGCTTCTTCTAAGTATTTTATACACTCGCTATGTTTTTTCATATCTCACCCCACTCAATAATCAAAAGGTAACTCCTTACATTGAAATCCCGCCGCTTTTTGATGTCCACCACCATTATACTTCTTTGCCAACTCTCCCACGTGTATACTATCGCTTTCCGTATTTAGTCCTACGTTCCAATGACCTTTAGCACGTACAAAACGTATCATGATATCATACTTTGACATATCTACACTATCAAAAATCTTCGAGTTCGCAAGCCCTTTGTTTATAGCTATCGCTCGATACTCTTCAAACTCAGTTTCGAAAGCATAACTTTCGCAATACTTCTCGTTTTGCCTTTCTTCATAAGCTAGTATTGTAGTACCTTTCAATGTTATAGCTTTAATTAACAATCCATTCTCATTTTTAAAAAGATCTTTCCACAAACTTATACCATTCACAGGAAAGGTTACATACTGCCTTAACCCGTATTGAAACGGTAAAACCCTACTGTCGTCATGCTTCCATACATCGTACTCAGCAAGTAACTTAACTACAAGCGGCACTTCTTCACCACTTATAAACTTCCAAACAAGCGCACATGCACCTATTCCCACTTCTTGAATACCTCTAATCATTATATGAGCGTTTCTTTGCGCTTCCCTTATTTCAGTTTCGTGATGATCGATCCAAACAAGTTTACACCTTTTATTTAAAGCAATCATACGTTCAAAAGGTTGCAAAGTGAAGTCCACTAACCATATTTCTTCGCCATCTTCACACATATCTTCGCAAAACTCACTATCTTTACCGTAGTTGATAGGTATTAACTTACATTCAGGAAGGAAATACTTTACTATTGCACCACTACAGTGTCCGTCGAGATCACTACTATGAAAAAAACACTTCATAAACTTACTCCTTTATCCAAAAAATGAATCAAATTGCATGTTATAAAACTTACTTACTTCTTTAGGTTTAACCATACTCATCATAAGCGAGTCCGCTAAGTTCGGGCTTTGTATTTTTAACTTACGCATCTGATCTTTATCAAGAATTTGTATCTTCCCGAGACTGCTATACTTGCGTGGTATACGACACACTTCACTTCTAAGTAACCTCAAGTCACGTACTTTCGAACATATCGATATAAGTTCATCCGGATTGATATATTTATCCTTCTCAACAGCCAACCACGTCTTAAAGAACCTATCTCTTAATGCCCAATAATACTGAGCGCGAGTGTTACGGAACATATCTCGATTGCTCCGTTGCTTCTTTTCCGGGTCAACAGGTTCATATATAGCGTCAGGTTCATCCGGAGTTAAACCACCGTGGAAAATATGGTAATCGATTTTCTTCCCGGTCAGTGCTTCGTTTACCTGCCGTTTCAAGCCTGCTCCTATCCCGTCACAATCCCATACGAATAGATCCGCCCTGGCGTCAATGGCTGCATCCAAGGCCCAATCCATACCCTCGTTAACATCACCAATGGCGCGGCTTATAGCCTCTTTGACCAAAATGCCATGCCTTATTATAAGACCCTTATCGTTCGTTCCAAGGTCGCTCGGATCATGGGAGACGACACAAGCTCCGCTTGGCTTAATACCAAGCTTTTCATGGGCATCAATCGCCGCGTCAAACCAATCCGTTATTATAATGTTATCATCAACCGAATCATTGAGTGCACCTTCCCAAATGTGTTCGTATAATGCCGAAGATAAATGTTCTTTATCGAAAAGCCTTTCCTGTTCTAACGTTGCCGGAAACCACGGGTTGTCGTGGTAGTTGATCTTTACAATGTAGTGAAGATCATCTTCGTAGAAACCGTTACGCTCAATTTCTTTTTCATACGGTACTATAAAACGCTGACTGAACGGATCACTTGAGTTTAAAGCGTTTGCGCTTATCCATATTTCACTATCCTCTTCTCGAAGTGTAGGGGTTAAGATCTTCAAACTCTCTTCGCTTATAAACTGGCCTTCTTCTATCCAGAAGTAATGAAAGCCATGCATTGATTTCACTCCCTCGATACCTCTTGCGAGTCCTCGAAAACGGAAACCACCATTACTTTCGTGTTCTATTCTTGTTTTCTGTATCGAGTAACCAGGGAACTTTTGCTTGTCTATCTGTGTCTGTAAAAGTGAATGTACCGAGTCCTCTATACTATTTTGAAACTCACGGAAACATCCGATTAGCGCACCGTTGGAAGCATAGATAAGAAAGATGTTAGCGAAAGTCATGCTTTTTGTACCTGCCCTACCACCATAAGCTACCTTGAAACGTTTCCGCTTCTCTACAAATGGCTTAAGTTTCTTCGGTATCTGTATCTTTACTTTCATTTTTCGCTTTCTTCATAGATTGCCGATGCACGCTTACACAATCTCCCGAGCATAAATGAACTGTTATACCTTACGAAAGTAGATGTTACTATTACCCGACTTACCACAAAGATAACACTTTAAAGACTTTCTAAACTTTTCGTTTTCAGCGTTCATATTACTAATATAAGCATTAATTTCATTATACTTCAATTGGTCTTCCGGTCTCATAACCCCAAATACTCCAATGCATTATCGTAAGCTTCTTCATAACCCTCATGCACTCGCTGGTAAAGATCACGTCGCATTACGTTTGGCAAGCTTTTATAGCATCTATAACAAAACGAAAACCCACTTTTCTTCTCTTTACCACACGCGCATTCTTCTGAGAGAAGTTCTTTAATGTAGAAGTTATTCATTACCCCGCCCCGTAAACCTATGGCAACACTGCATTCATTGCTTATCATCTGATTTTTCAGAAGTAAACATATGACCACAAACACTGCATTGCATAATATATCCCGTCTTACCATACTTCTCTATACAACCTTGACAACGTGTTTCTTCTACGCTAACAATAGACTCACACATATCACACATAAACTTAATACCGCCACTCATTCTTTGTCCACCACTTCAATCTTAAAGTCTACACTCTTAGACGGAGTAACGCTTATATCTTGCGTTTCTTTGATACCATACACGTTACCCGATAGTAACTTAAGTAACGTAGTGTTTATAAGAGCACTATTCTCGAAAGAATTATATAACATCAATTTACGAGCGTATATCTCTCCATCAATGAGGCCGCGCTCTACCTCACGCTTAAGTTGCTCGTCTTCGTTCATCATTTCTTCAAGTTCATCTTTCGTACAACTAAAAGCGGAACATAAATGTAATGTAGTCGAAAACGGAGACTTCGAGAGTATCTCATAAGCGAACTTTCGTTTCATATCTGCATCAAGAATACGTCCTTTAACACTCTCGATAAGTTCTTCGCACTCTTTGATTCGATTATGTAGTACTATCTTTGTGATATCCATAAACCCTTCTAACCCATTGCTTGAATTCTTCTTCTTCCAAGCGAATGAAACCGCGAAGTAAACCTATGTACTCCGCTGATATAAGAAATTTCCACTTCTTCCTATTCTGTCTGTAAGCTACAAACGGTACGGGGTTACGCTCGGTGCGTGCGTTCCATACCTGATTCCAATAGTTACGTAACACTCCCTTTTGCTCACGTTTTACTTCGATACAAAACGGTGGTACATCTATAATATCCGCACCACCTTCCCGTACCTGATCTATATTACGTTTCGGCGAGAAGTCAAGTGAGAGTACGTCCTTTAGATACTCGCAAAACTCCCGTTCGCCTTTATGCCCTTTTTCTCTCGGTTTCTTCATAATTGTTTAAGTAACGCCTCTTTCATTTTAGCTTCCATTTCTTTACTCTCAACCTCGATCTTTGTACCTATTAACTTAAGTAACTCAATCGATTCTTTGATAGTTACCTTGCCTTTTTGAAGTAACTTCACCACTTCTTGCGTAGTTTTAGCTTCTATGTTACGCGTTTGCTGGTAGTTCTTGATCATAGGCTCAACTAACGCAAGTATAACGTCCTGTGCTTTCTTATCCCCGTGATTCATAAGTGTACCTGCCGGAGGAAAGTCACCAATCGCGCAACTTATCCTAAACTCATATATCTTATTCGCCGCTTCAATTAACTTCTCGGCAATGCATTCTATCGTTACTTTCGGTCTGTACTTACGTAAATCTACCACTACTTTAACCTTCCTATCATTTTAGTTAATAATTGATGCATACTCATGTAAAGCGTTTGTTGCTCGTAGTAATCTACTATCTCTTCTTCGAGCATATCTTCATCACTTGTATTTTTATTAGTTTCACGTATCTTCATATCTAGCGCCCACTTTAACGTTTGTAAAAACTCTTCATGCTCTAACAAACGACACGCATTAGTATAAATAAATACTTTCATCTTCGATATATCCCAATCGAGTTCAACCAGGTTACCGTCAGCGTTTACCCACTCCCTTGATTCCAACTCTTTAAGCGTATCGGTCATTATACGTTTAATTTTATCCTGCTCACTCAAAACTTACTCCTTTCTACTTAACTTAAGTTACAATGCTTACAATTTAGCATCTCTTAACGCACCTGTTTCTTTGTCTACATACCAAGGTTCTTCTTCAGGGTTATCATAATGCTTTTCAGATATCCATTTTCGATATAATAAAGTAAGCTCACCTAATACAACAGATAACTTTTCATATGCTTTTTGTATATCTTTATATAACTCTATATCACTGTTTGATTCGGGTATCCCCCTAATATCATAATACCACTTTACTATTTCTTCTTCACTTAGTTTTTGCAATATATCTAAAGTTCTTAAACTTCCTATAGGATTATTATATACAATAAACCTTTCTAAATTATAATCATCTTCAATTTCATAGTTCTTACTTTCTTCCTCGCTACGATACATCAAAACTTACTCCTTCTCGCCGTTTAAACGGTCTATTAACCTGTCAATCTCACAGATAAGCCAGCATATCCTTACTTCATCCTCAGTTGCGCACCGGGAATCTGGTTGACTCGCTATCCGCTCGTTTATATCCGCTATGATTTCGTCTAACAAAACTTACTCCTTTCATACATTCTTCTATTCTTCTAAAAGGCTCTGAAACGCCGTAATTTTCGTTTTATGGGGACTTAAGATAGGATTTGTCACATCTTACCTCGTAATCACAGTAAAGCGTCTCAGAGCCAATTTCAGCTAGTTTGACATATATTTCCACTCATGGTATATCCCGGTCAAGCTCTTATAAGGAAATCAACCTATCAAATGAGTAAGCTAAGTCCGTCTTATAGGGGCTTACAAAGCGCTCACTCAAGTCCGTTCCCGGCCTTGGGCAAGCTATTACGGGCAAGCCCTGTGAGCGCTTTCTATGCTCTAAGCGAAAGGTTCATTTCCTCTCAAATATCTTACATCACTACAAAAAGCAAGCAAATACTATTACTTCCGCTAGAACTCACGTACTTAGTACCTATATACTTTACTTACGTTAGTATACCTATACTTCATGCCTATACGTTTTACTTCCGCTAAAAGGTACGTACCTGGTACTTATCCTCTTACTTAAGTTATTACCACTCTATGTAGCGCCTATTAGCTTACTTAAGTTCGTATTGCTTTACTTCGCCTTATTTCCACTTATGGAGTAGATGCCTTCTTTCCGTATTATAGTAGTAATTAAGTAGTATGTTAATTTACTACCGTTTTTGGCTCCTAACCTATTGGTATATATATATATATATATATATATAAAAAAAAATAGTAAAATAGTAAATCTTTCTCAAAAGCCAACTGTTATGAGCATATGCTCACAACCGCTAAGTCGAAGCGTTTTCCGTAAGTTACACCCCTACGTTTTTTTTTTGCATTTGAGCGCTCGCGCCCTCGTTACTACTTTTACTACTTTACTACTTTGAATAATTTCAGATACTTATCGTTACTACTTTTTTACTACTTTTTTGAAAATTTACTACCTTTTTTTAACTTAAGTTAAAACGTACCTCTTTATTTTTAGCAAAAAGCTTACTTAAGTAAAAGTCGGGCTTGAGTAAAAATGGTGTTAATTTTGATAGAAAAATCTAACGTAAGTTAAATAAAGGGGAGGTTAAGACAAGGTGGTTAAGTTAATAAGGTAAGAAGTTCGCCGTTATGCTTAAATTTACATTTACTTTCGTCTTTTGAGAGTACGTTAATGCCGTAACTACTAAAAGAAGTATTAATATCTCGTCTAAGCCGCGCTTTATCCGGATGGTTTTTATAAGCAATATACTTTTCAAGCATGTTAAACATTATAGATTTAACACAGTGGTTCTTTTTTAAGATATGAAGTTTCTTTTTTTGTTCGTGCATAGACTTTAATGTTGCCTTACTTATCAAATTACCTGATAGATTCTTAATAATAAACTGCATACATTGTTCGAAATTACCATCAAGTTGACCACTGTTAAGCTGCTCTATTGACGAATCCATTTCCGCCAATATACTCTTATACGCAATATCCAAATGCTGTGTAGTAACCACAGGGGAATAAGCATTGTCACAAATAGCAAGTCTAGCAGCCCATGCCGGAACTTTTTCAATAAGTCGTGAATGACATACTTTTTCATATATCTTACCTTCCTTTTCATATTCATTGTATTTATCAGTCCAGTAGTTCATCATTTGACATATATCATTTGGATTCTGATAAGTTATCCAGATCCATTTATCATCCTTCATTTTATGTTGTACAAGTTGCCTGTCCGTTTCTTGCGCTTTACGATGTAACCACGTAAGTAACGCTAGTATGTCAGAAGAAAGGTAACAAGTGGGAGTCACATTATAAGGTTTTTTCAGGGGTAAAATAGTATGATGTCTTCTACCTGTTAACCCACCAATAATCGATTGATTAATTAAGTCCGCCTCATTTTGAATCTCATCTACAGATTCGCGTAAAGTGGTAACTGCCGGGGAATAGATCGTAGATATTTTATCTTTTTGACCGCCTGCATTCACTATTCCTGACGCTCCATGTTGTGTTGCAATCTCTAATTCATATCCTAACAGCCTTTTCATATCGCCAGCTTTTGATTGATCGAACTGTCCAGACTCAGATCGTATTGTCAAAAGAGAAGGTCTTTGCTGTATTTCTTCATACAAATTAATAACTGCTGTATAATAAGTACTACCTAAATAGTTATTTAATGCAGGCTCTTCACCTATTTTTATTCTTTCTAAGATTTCATTACAACAAAGTTTTACAAAACTTTTTCCTCTCCCCGTTCCCGCTGTAAGAAGTGTATTAAATACAATACCTTTACCGCTCGGATTACAATTACGGGGATAAGAATAAACTCTACCACCTAGTAAAGAAATCAAAACGTGTCCTGCGAGTACTCCTGATTGGAAGTCAATTATAGGCGGAAAAGTTAAACAATCATCAATTAAGCGTTGCATATAGCCACCTTGGTCAGGGTATTGAGTACCTAAACTCATGTTTGTTTTCTTTTTTTCAGGTTCAACTACCGTAGCGGAAAGCTTCTTATCAGCGCTTTCAACTAACTTATCTATTTTCCCCTTATTCTCCCGTTGCCGTTCATTTGAACTTACGTAATTAGTAGTCAACCCGTGTAGTAACGCTTTAACTGTCGCTTGATTAACTCCGTCATTGATTAAGCCATGCGCAAGATCCCTGGTAGCACGGTGCAACCCGGTGTTCGCTTCGCCTTTGACTATCGTCCGGATAAGCGAACCTATGTTCCTATCGGGTTGAGCGGGAGTGTAGAGGGGCTGCTCTGGAAAGTAATAAGTGGGAAAAGATATACCCTGATGGTATTCATAATACTCGAAATGCCCGTCTCCCGGATTGTCTCTTGTAGGCAGGTACCAAGGCACTGCCCACGTATTCGACTCATGAGAAAAGGCCAGATCTGGCAGGTACCGTTGTAATAGTTGATAGAGCGCTGTAACCGTAGGCGCTAGAAACGCTTGATTATCCATATAGCAAGGCAAAAATAGCCGCCATCTATTTTGCACACCCCGGTAATGGCTATGAGTCGTATAGATCGCATGGGAGTAACCAAGCTGACAGAGCACTGCATGCACGCGATATGGCTCGATACAAGAAGATTGCGAATAAATGGAAGAATCCCCGTCAAATGGCAATAGCCATGCCGCTTTCTGGCTCTCATTATTCCGGTGATAGTGGTCAGATCTCTTATACGACATTGAATGTGCGGACAAATCCCCTGGCGTGATCTCATAGTGGCAGCCTATTGTCACGTAATAATCATGCTTCAGCCCTGGTCGACACGTTCGTAAGAATTGATTGCAAAAGTCTTGGAAATTTAAAACTTGGTAAGCTTGTAGATAGCCTGTGGGTACACCATTCCAACATGATCCATAAAAAACAGTTGTCATTTGTACATCTCCGAAGCACGTCTCACAAAAGTAAATGCCCGTTCGATTGGAGACGTACAAAGACATCAAACGGGCATGGAGTAAGTTTTTTCGGATGATTGTTTCTAAACATCCTACGCGCTTGGATACGTGATACTATATAATAAGGTAGGCTGTCAAGTGGTATTTTTTTTATAAAAAATGTATAAAAAGTGTTGACAAAGTTATAAAAATAGTATAAATTTGTTATAGTTTAAATAAACGATAACAAGGGAGACGTAAGAATGAACGAATACTCAAAACAACTTAAAGCAAGAAATGACGCGAAAGCGGTAAGTAACCTGATGGCTACCACTAAACAGCCTAAAAAACAAGCGGTAAACAAGCCTGCATGCCTTAATACTTATCAATACTATCAATTGATGAAAATGGCTGAAGCATGCATGATTGAAGCCCAAAAATACGTTAAATAAGAAAGGAGTAAGTAACATGGTATCAAGAAAAGCATTACAAGATTACATTAACATTCTCAATCGAAAATTAAACGAACTCGATCTAACCGATACACAAGCAGACTGGCTTAAGAAAAGACTACAGAAGATCGAAGAAAACATGAGTAAAGTTAACCTCGAAAACCTTAGTAACACAATTCTCTTCGCGTTTGAAGGACATCCTTTTGAGCGTAAGGAGAGGAGACAAGTCAAGAAAGCAATTGACAGTATACTATATTAAGAAAGGAGTAAGTAACATGAACGTAAGAGAAATTTTAGAACAAATTGAGTATAAAAATTTAGAAGAAATTTTCAAAGAACTCTATAAAATTAATAATGGTGATCTTGAATTCTACGTAAGTAAGGAAGGAAATGCGGATTGGGTATGGTTACAAAGTGACAACTCTATTCAACTTAATAAAGATGAGACATATATAGGTTATATAAAGTGTGGATGGAATATAGGAGACTACTATCAAGAAGATTATGAGTTTGACGAAGAAAAAGAAGAATACTACATTCTTGACGAAGAAACTAACGAGCGAGTCTATGAAAAGGGTTGGATTGATCTCTTTTTAGAAACTGAAAATTTAAACGATCATTTCGATTCAATCATAGAAGATCTGGTAAATCAATACGAAGAAAACGAACATATGAAACTTTTAAGATCATTGAAAATTTAGAACTTCAATACGAAGAAAGATATAGAAAGGGAGTAAAACATGCAAATATTAGAAATTGAAGACAATACTATTGAAAACTTAAAACACGATAATCACAAACGCTGTAAAAATTGGGTAGCAATCGTAAAAAAGGATAGGCAGGGTTATGGTGGCTTAAGTCGTAAATTCTTAGAACGTGCAAGCGAATGTTACGTAGTACTCAATGATACCGTGCAACCGGGAACGTTGCTCGAAATGGCAGGAGACTATTATTCAGGTAGTGGTAGAAAAAGCGAAATCAGAGCATACTATCAAGTGCTTGAAAGAACGGAAACAGAATTAAGAGTAGAGAAGATAAAACTCGAAGATGTTAAAAATGGCGAAGTAAAGCAAGAAGTAAATCCGCTTGCTGCTTATAGTGACGAAGAAATTGAAGCGGAATGGAAAAGGAGACAAAAATGAAAGTAGAAGTATTTATAGAAGAATATATAAATCCTCATTGTCAGTATTCGGATAAAACAAAAGTGGTAAGAAGTTTAGGATATTGTATTTGTGATTCAATCAGACGAGTAGTAGATCTATATGAAAAAGATTATAAAGAAGAAATGAATGAATATCAAATAATAACATGTATGCAAGTAAAGGAAACAAAATGAAAGATAAACTAAAAGAAGCAATACTTCTTGAAGATCATGAAAAGTCAGCATATAAAGAACTTACTACTATTCAAGATATCATGATTGATGAAATAAAAGACGATGAAAACCTATTAATAACCTACCATTTTTCTGAGGATTGCAGGCTACAGTTAATATGTGTTGATGAGAAACTGATATGGTATTTCAATAATTACAAAACGGATAACTTACAGGAAATCTGGTTACACCTTACTTTACAGCGAAAAGTTCAGGAAGCATTAAGAGATGAGCAATAGAAGTATTGAAATTATAGAAGATGTAAGTTTACGTTTGCTTTTCAATAAAACAAAAGAAATATTTAGGAGATGTTAAGATATGACGACACTTAAGCAAGTGGTAGAATTTATGGAGCGAGAAAATATAGATTATATTTCTACAGATCAAGATTACCCTGAATTCAGATATAGCGGTTGCGAGTGTTGCGCGGATAGGCTTGGTAATGATGTATATTTATGCCGTTCGTATAGTAAGGATAATGGGGATACAGAGTATTGGATTTGTGGAGACTGCTTATATAAAATGACTTATGGGGAGGAGTAAAATGGGAAACGTATACACGTCACAGTTTAATTACAAAGGCGAAGATCGGATCGATATCACTTGGCAAACTGGATTAGAGATCTTCCGACCGATAAAAGAACTTATTTACGCTTATAAGAATGGTAACATACATGAGGATACATATATATGTATGTATAACAAAATGATGTATGATTCATGGCGTAAAAATAGGGAAGCATGGGAAGAAGTATTACAAAGGGATAGGATAACACTCGTTTGTCATTGTCCCGAAGACGCCTTTTGTCACAGAGTTGTATTGGCTAAGATACTGACACAGCAAGGCGCTACTTATAAAGGAGAGATATGACAGGAGTTTTAATATCATTAGGAATTACCGTTTTGATTGTTTTATCTTTCTTTCTATACAGCATTATTAAAGAGTATTATAAATGGAATAAAGGCGTATGTAAGAAAACAGGTAACCCGTGGAAGATGTTTGCTGAGTATAATAGTTTCAAGTTTTACTATTCAAAGTATAGCGGAAAGATAGAGTCAGAAGTATTAATCATTCAGTTTTTAAATTACTTTAAGAAAGGAGAAAGACAATGAAAATTAAAGTAGAGAAGATAAGTAGAAGCACGGTAAAGATTCTTGATGTAGACGGTCTTAAAGGCGCTCAGTTACCAGACGAGTATAAAGGCGGTTATCCCCGTTGCCGGTTACTCAATAATGAGACCGGAATTCAGATTCAATTAGATACAGAGAAAGAAGATACGATATCAATCGGTGAATATTACACGAAGGACAAACTCAAAACCCGGTTAAATGCAATCACACTCTGCATTCAACGTCTGAATCGTATCTTAAAAGATCAGTGTGAAAAGATAATTGAAATCAAATTCAATGATGACGGGAGTTATACAAGAAAGGTGTGTGATTAATGTTTCATATTACAGGCACACAGTGGTGTTCTAAGAGCTTATGGGATACGTTTGAAGCACTTAGAAAAGCATCAAAAGAAAACCCTGAAAAATTAATGTATGTAATATTTGAAGGTAAGTCATTATTTGCTGGACATAACGGCGAAGTGATTTTTATGCAGGATTTTTGTGAATTCATTGAATCGAAAATGGATAAATTTTAATGAGACATAAATACCACTTATTTATCAACCCCGAAACCCTAGACCAGTACTGGTTACAAACGAGTGAGGATTTAGCAAACATTTACCATTCATCACGCTGTCCGTGCCGGTCTTATCCGCGACTTAAACGAATAATGAAGAAGTATGTGCAACACATTAAGCAATATGAACGTAAGTTTAAGCAGCATTAGTTACAACTACAGTAATATTAACGTAAGTAAAAAAGGAGTGAGTTATGAGAAAGGGAGTAAGTGTGAAAGCTATAAATGGAAAGGTTGTGATTATATATAATAAGGTATGGATAGCGCTAACAGTGCGAGAAGTACGTAAGTTAGCGGACGAACTTTATGAAGTAATGAAAGGATTAACTTATGGAATTAGTAAGAATGACAATAAGAGTAGAACCTCAAGTGAAGGAAACTCTTATCAAACTTGCAAAAATGGACAAACGAACGTACACAAGTTATCTAAGAGTATTAATAGATCAACATATACAAGAAAATCGAAAAAAGGTATTGACAAAGAAAAAGTAACAATATACATGAAACGACAGGAGTAAGTTAGAAAATGCGAAACTACAAATCAAAACTAAAACAATGGCAAAGAATCAATTCACAGTTAGCACGATTGAAACGTGACGAGCTTAAGTTACGTAAAGAGCTATGTGCCCATATCCTCAGTGGTACTCATTATCCAGAGCGAACAAAAGTAGAAGTAGACGGTTTTATTTTCACGATAGAACAGAAGTTAATCTATAACATCGATCAAGCGGTATTATCGCAAGTATGGACAAAATTAGATGTTACGGAACAATCTGCTTTCAAATTCGAACCTAAGTTAGTTATGAAGATGTACAATGAAGTCGGAAGCAATAGCCTCATTCAAGAAGCTATTATTACAAAACCCGCGACACCTACGATAAAAGTAAAGGAGTAAAATGATTATAAGCAATACGCAATCACTTCAACGTGTTCCACAGATCAAAGTAATTGTGTATGGCTCAGCTGGAGTCGGGAAAACGGTCTTATGTGCGACCACTCCCGCTCCGTTCATTATATCTTGTGAGGCAGGGCTCCTCAGTCTTATTGATTATGCGATTCCGGCAACAGAAATCAATAGTTACAATGAGATATGGGAAGCCCTGCAACACAGTATGCACAGTCCTGAAATTCATACTATTTGTATTGATAGTATCTCTGAAATCGCGGAAGTATTACTAATTCAACATAAGAAAGAAAACAAAGATCCGCGACAGGCCTATCTAAAAACCGAAGAAGATATAACAGCATTGTTCCGTTACTTGCGTGATACTGTAAACAAGAACGTTTACGTAACCGCGAAAACACGGACTATGGCTGATGGAGTAAGTGGCTTACTTAAACAAGTGCCTCTTTTCCCTGGTAAAAACTTACCTAATAACGTACCTTACTTCTTTGATGAATACTTTGCATTACGGATAGGACGCGACGAGCAAGGCCAACAATTTCGGTATTTACAGACGAGCGAAAGCTTACGGCATGGAGCAAAAGATAGAAGTGGAAAATTAAGTTATGCTGAACCTGCACACTTAGGTCACATATTCGAGAAGATATTACAAAATCATCCCCAAACTCAACCACAAATCTAAAAGGAGAAATGACTATGGTACAGTTACCACAACCGGCTTATTCTCAAACCAATAATGAAACACTCGAAGAATTCACGGCATTACCAGAAGGCGAATATCTCGCCCAAATCGTAAAAGAAGAAGTAAAAGCAACAAAAAAGGAAGACGGTCACTACCTACAGTTTGATTGGAAAATCATGGAAGGACAATATAAAGATAAATTCCTTTTCGATCGTCTCAATCTATCGAATCCAAATAAAGAAGCGGAGCGAATGGCAAGCCTCGCACTTAATAGCATTGCCAAAGCTTGCGGAAAACCAGGGACAAATTTCTCAGAAGAATTTCACCGTATCCCGGTTATTCTAATAGTGGAGTTAAAAGACGGGAGAAATAATATCCGTGGTTACAAAGCAGTGCAGCAACCACTTACCGGGCAACAAATGCCAGCACTACAGCCGCCAACCTATCCCGGTACTGTGCCGCAAACTAGCGGTATGCCAGGAGCTATGCCTAACCCACAACCACCTGTGATACCGCCCCAACCAGTAACACAACCACTACCAACGCCGCCGCCACCGAGCCCTCAACCTACAATACCTAATCCGCAACCGGCACCGCAACCGGGGAATAGCGGACAACAACTGCCTAACCCGGCAAACGTTGATATTCCGTGGCTTAAATAATGCAGGCCAATAAAATCTTCATAGGAGTGGAGTCAAACGACTTGCTCCTATTCAAAACTTTTTGTTGTAATAGTTACGTGTCAGTAGAACCTCTAACGATACTAGTTTGTGGCATTTGCGGTAAATCTAACCCAACGGTATATAGGTGTGACAGTGATAGTTCTAAATACGAATACTACGATAGCAAAAATCAAGGAATTAACTCAAGAAGTAAAACTTAGACCATACCTTGGAATGTCAATTGCAGGGCACGCTTGCGATAGATATCTGTGGTATACTTTTAGATGGTGCTATGAAGAAGTATTAGAAGAAAGAATGGTACGTCTTTTCGATCGTGGGCATCGTGAAGAGCCTGTTATTATCGACCTATTATCACGCATCGGTATAAACGTTATTGGTCAGCAAACCACTATCAGTACTGCATTTGGGCATGTTAAAGGGCATTGTGACGGTATAGCGTATAACGTTATAGAGGCACCAAAAACCCCACATCTTTTTGAACTCAAAACCTTGTCAGAGAAGTATTTCAAAGAATTGGCAAGGGATAGAGTAGAAAAGGCAAAGCCCGTATATCATGCTCAAATGCAGTTATACATGAAGCATCTTAAACTCAAACGTAGTCTATTCGTAGGCGTAAATAAGAATACGGATGAACTCTATATCGAGCGAGTCTATTATAATAAGGATATTGCGAGCTTTCTTGATGCCAGGTCAGAGAAAATAGTATTATCATTAGAGCCACCAACAAAAACATTCAAATCAACATGGTATCAATGCAAGTTTTGCTCGGCGAGAGATATCTGCCATAATAACGCTCAATGGGCGGTCAATTGCCGAACATGTAAACATATAGGATTAGTACATGATGGGCAATGGGCTTGTATATCTCACGATATGCTCATTACTACATCGCAGCAAAGAATCGCATGTAATCGTTATGAAGTACGAGCATAGAGAATATCAGGAAACATCTGAAAACCTATTATTGACAAGCATTTTAGAGAATAAAGAAAACCACCCGGTTGTGGCATTACCTACAGGCAGTGGTAAAACAAAAGTCTTACTTGGATTCATAGAGAAGTATTTAAAAGTAAAACCTAACGATTGTATATTAATTATATCACATACGGAAACTATTGTGAAACAAGACTTTGAAGCAATTGTTGATTACTTCCCTAAAGAAAACGTTGGACTTTATTCAGCCGGGTTGGATTCTAAAACAATAGAACGCTTAACTGTAGCAGGTATACAGTCTATTTATAAGTATCCTCACCATTTTGACTTCTTCCATATCGTAATAGTAGACGAGTGTCACGCCGTGCCCTCTCGCGGTGAAGGTATGTATAGAAAGTTTTTCAAAGAAGTAAAATGCCAGCGCATAGGCTTAAGTGGTACGCCTTTCCGAACTTCAACCGGGTACGTACATAAGGGCAAAGGTGCTTTATTTAATAAGCTTGTTATTGACCTTACCGCAGGGGAGAAATTCAACAAACTCATAACTGATGGGTATTTGACAGACCTATACTGTAAGCCGCCCGATTTACAATTGAGTGTAAAGGGAGTAAAAACGTCAGCTGGTGACTTCAATCTTAAAGACCTATCGAAGAATATCGACCGTAAAGCCATAACAGATAAGGCTATAAAGGAATTACTTTTCTTTGGGAAGAATTATAAATCGTGGCTTATTTTCGCAATCGATATCGAGCATGCGAATCATATTAATGAGCAATTACAAGCAAGTAGTATTGCATCTGTCGCGCTTCATACTAAGGCCGGAGTTGATCGTAAAGAAATAATCGACCAATTTAAATCCTTTCAGCTCCGGTCAATCGTCTCCGTAGGAATGATTACCACGGGTTTTGATGCGCCCAATATTGACTTGATTGCTTTGCTTCGCCCGACCAAATCCCCTGGTCTTCATATCCAGATGATCGGACGGGGATCGCGGATATATCCTGGTAAGACTCATTGCCTCGTTTTGGATTATGCCGGGAACGTGAAACGGTTAGGCCCGATCAATGCAGTTGTGGTACCCGATGGAAAGAAAAAGAAACGTGGAGTTAAGCAAATACTGGTCAAGCCTTGTGAGGTATGTGGCTGTTTACATCACTTGAAAGTTAAGGTATGCAATGTTTGCGGTTTTGAGTTTAAGTTTCAAGAGAAGATAACATCTAAATTCAACGATAATAAAGTAATACAAAAAGAGTTCAAACAAGAAGAATGGTTGAAAGTAAGTTACGTTGATTTTCACATACATAAAAAGAAAGATAGACCGAATAGCTTAAGAGTATGCTACTTTTGTGGCTCACTTGCATTCAATGAATATATATGTTATGACCATACCGGTTTTGCAAAAGTTAAAGCTATCAAGTGGGTAAAGGAGCATTGGACTTATCATGTTTGGCCTAAAGATGTAAATGAATTGTATACATATAAGCACTTACTTCGAATACCGAGAATGATCAAAGTAGACTTATCTAAAAAGTATCCCGATATAATCGATAACCTATATTGAAAGGAATTAAAAATGGCTAAAGATAATCTTAATAAAGTACAGGCGCAAACACAGGCACAAGCTATACAAGATATGCATACCTTATCAGAGTATGTTAATATGAAAAAAAGTAAGCGAAGAT